GAATAAAAGCTTAAATAGTTTCATCTTTTTTACTCCTTATAATTTTACTTAAATACGTCCTTGAACAACGTCAGCTCAGTTTCAAGACCCAGTTTTGTGCTGTTGTCTTTTTTAATTGTCATAAGCTTTGACTCTATCGGCTTCTGTTCTATCTCCCGGACAATGCCGCCGAATGTACGGTCCGCTTCGATTAGACTCCATAAATATCTTGAGAGACCCCATACGGAATTAGCACCGTGCAGAATATCTCTTAATAGTTTGGAATCCTGAATGATAATAATTGATATATCAAAAGACTGGCGGTATGCTTTATCAAAACTGAAGCCGCTCAGCGGAGACTTACGTTCTTTGAACCCCAGAACATCAACCACGGGCATCCTGTTTCCGGAGATAAGATCATCGACATATTCAGAATATGTAACCAGTTTGAATTTCTTCAATCCGGCCTTGTCTCCTGCAGTAATAAACGCCGCAACGCCTTCCAGTATCTCATCCATTCTTAGCCTTCCCTACAATAACATTGACAATCTGACGGCCTATGCCTCTGAGCCATTCACTTGCTGTAATTCCTATCTTTCTTGTGCGTGTGAAATCTATTGAATAAACCGGTGCAATCTTCCAGATTAATCCAGTTGGTAAAAATATCTTATAAGCCCCTTCAGATGCAGCATGCATAAGATCCCCTGTGTAAATACCGATGTTTTCCGGTTTCCCTTTGGAAACTTTAAACTCTCTCCATGAATCAGAGATCTTTCTCCACTTATTCGGATTAGAAGAATCAAACTCGTGCTGAATCTCTTTCACCAGATCAGGTTCAAGACTTCTTAAAAACGGCCTCATGTCCGATGCTCGTGAACTAAGATCATTGATATAATCCTGCGCTGCAGCAAGAGACTTTAATCCTGATGTGGGGTTGAATGACAGATACATTTAGTATCTCGCTATACTTATAGAGGAGCGCTTTGTTCTCCCGTAATAAGTATCCATATCTGAAGAAAAGTATTCTCTTTCGTACTCTGCTATATTAGCCAGGGCAGTTCTTGAGTACTCTTCGGCAGTGTACAGCTTCCCCGATTTCTCCACTCCAATAGTTCTGGAAGAGAAGTCCAGAGTTGACTTATACATTTCTGTCTCGTTGCGGAGTGACCACGCTATAAGAAACTTGCTTGCTACGAAATAACATTCAGCATAAAAAAGCCGTTTCTGATTAGCGGTGTATAAAGCAAAATCCTTTGCTTTTATCAGGTCATACTCTGCAGCAGGGATTATTTTCAGCATCTCCGCAAGATATACCTCTTCTGAAATTATTATTAGATCATCCTGCATAAACTCAGATGCTGCTTTATCTATAACCTGAACAATCTCGGTAACTTCATCGGGCGGTTCTCCCGTTGTTACAGTTTCATCTTTGTAAGTATCTTCATACTTATAGACTGTCGGGTCATCGAGCAGTTTGAGGATTTGAGCAAGCGCGTTAGCTTCGTTTAAAAACATGACTTACACCTCCACCGGATACACCTGGTCAGTTAACCCGGCGATATTTACAAGCTTGTTGACTTTGTTTATCACTTCATCGCTGGCCCTCTTGATAGAGTGTCTGCAATGTCTGCTGATCTCAAGTGAGTGTTCAGCCTTTGCCCGGTCGATAGACCATATCTGCAAAATATTAGCCACATTCTGAGAAGTAGCCAGGAGAGGTTTACCCCAGAGGGTTGACTGCATAATATGTTCACATGAAGGATTATTCTCTTCAACATGCCGGTGATCACGGAGATAGAATTCAACAACCGGTTCATTTAAGTATTTTGCTGTAAACTCAACAGAATCACGGTCCACATTTTTAAGAGTTTCAGAGACAGACATCTCTGTATAATCATCCAGTGTGTAAGTCCGGAAGGTTTCGTTCCCTGCTGAATTAAGAAAAGTCCGGGACTTGAATACTCTCCCGTCTTTAAGCATCTTTTCAAGCTGAGGAAACTTTTTAAGCATGTTCTGTTCGAAGAGAAGTTTTTCCTGTGCTATAGCTCCCTCCATGCCTCCGATTTTATTCATCAGCATAAGCTGTCTGTTTCTTATAATCATCTCCCTTTGAAGCTTACGGGTATAATTCAGAACATCAGCTCTGGTGTTTGCCATCGCTCCCTGTATCCGGGCGTTAAACTCGGTAATAAGCTTTTCTGTTATCATCTTCTGCACTTTCGGATTACTCCCGATGATGTCAGCTGCTCCACTGGAAACCAGATCCGCAATGATAGCATAATTAGCTTTTAAAGTATTCTCGTAAGCGTTGCTTGAAAAAATAAAAGTATTCTCAACGTCCAGCAGTTCCTTGTTTACAAGTTCAGAACTAAGAGCAATATTCAAAGTATCAGCAATAAGGTTAGTCAACCCGGCATTCATTCTTTTAACGTAATCGGTCATAAACAGATTTATCACCTGTTCAATCTCATCAAAAGTTTTAGCCCTGCTGATAATTTCAGAGTATCTCGCTTCATCCTGCGGAGTTACTCCAAACTTTTGAAATACTGTTTTATAGTTCCGGATCATGATGTTTATTCCGCTTCTATTTCCGGAAGAGGAACGCCATCTTCATCAACGTCCAGAACTTCATCTCCCTGAGGATCAGAATCTCCCTGATCTTCCGCAAGCCTGTATCTTTTATCTGTTCTAAGAAGATTTTCAGCAAAGGATTCATCTGCAAAATCCATTACTATATCTCCCTCTTTTACTGTTTTGATAAGTTTCATATAAACCATCCTGAGTGTTTTAAAATCAGCAGGGATTATCTCAGCCCTGCTGATTCTATAATTATATTATGCCTGAATTATAGATCCTCTATAATCCGGACAATCCTGTTCTGGTTCACAAGCTTTGTACCGAAAAGAATATCTGCCTGTACATTAAGCCCCAGAATACCATCGTGAAATACAGAGAATCTCACAGGAAGCCCGTTGTAGTTGCTGATTGATGATTTAACGCCTACACCTTCAGGGAGAACTCCGTAACTTCTTGCAGCAAGTGCCATAGCAGAAGGTACAAAACAGAGTGCAGACTGCACTGGAGTTATTGTAACCACTTTAGACGCAGCAATCGCAACCGCAAGAGGAGGGTATATACCGATTGTAGTAGTGTCGCCAGTTGTTAAAATTGTAGACTGTACTGTGTAAACAGTTGAATCAGATTCCACAGTAAGTTTATCCCCAACTCTAACCGGTGCCGCATCATCATTAAAACCTGTAACAACAAGAGATACTGCAGCTAGTGACGCTGAAGCGCAAGCCCCGGCAACATCTGCAGGTGTATATTTGCTGATCGCGTTGTTTTCATAGAAATCAAAACCAAATCTGCGTGTAATCAGGCCGTCCTTCATAATATCAGACATGCCTGAATTATCAACCGCCTGGAATGCATCGATTTTTTTCAATGCTCCCATTACGTCCGGACTTGCAACGCATTTTCTGCCAACAGTCCCGACTTCAAGATTTGAAAGTTTAGTCCCGGCATCAGCCACAAGATCCTCAGAAATACCGGCACAGGCATCGACAAAATACTTTGCCTTTAGAGCTTCCTTGTAGATCTCTTTGTTCACGGTAAGGAGTAAGCTTTTCACCATTCCTACACCGTAATTCTGGATAAGATCATAAGGTGAAAGAGAGAGCTCTTTCGCTGTAAGGTTGATAGTTTTTCTTTTTGAAAGATTAAGATTAACCTCTGCCTCTTCCTGTGTGATACTTGTAGCACCGATTGCAGAGCCCGGTGTAAAATCGTCAGCATCGCCGAAATCAAACGCCAGGGGAACATTTACTTTTGTACCGAAACTTGCAACCTGTGCGTCAAAATCTCTTGAAATGAGATTCTGAAGATTGTACTCCCCGATGTTAAGGCTCTGAAATGACTGAGCCCAGAACTCAGGGTATAAATAATCCGTATTGGTGTTTGCAAATCTGATTATTGAGTTCATAATCATATTCACAAATCCGAAGAGTAAAAGTGTAATTAGTCTCATTGTAAATCCTCGCTATTATAAATTTTTAATCTGTTAAAGTCGGACTTAGCCCGGCTTTCATTGCTTCATTGTACTCTTTCGCGGCGTCAGAATTGACATCCGCAACCTCTGAGCGTTTGAATGTAGTTCTGAGGTTCTTCTGCTGATTCCCTGCAACCTTTGTTCCTGCACCAGGCTTAAGGGATGATCTTATAAGGTTTGAGTTTGACGGATCGCTAAGGAAAGATTTAACTGCTTCCTGAACAGTGAGTTTTGCTGATCCTTTTTTAAAGAAGATGTTTACATCCTCTTCTGCTTCTTCGAATTCCTCTTTATATTCAGCTTTGATTAAGCTTAATACCTGTTTTGAATTGATTACGTCATGGTTCCCTATCTCTTTGAAGAGCTCAGTATCGAGAAAGTAATTCTTGAATTTACGGTCATTATCATTGGCCTTGTTTACCAGCTCAGTTTCTTTCTGTTTTCTCTGCTGCTCTGCATGCTCCTGTTTCTCTTTCTCGCTCATCTGCGACAGTTTAAACTCTTCGAATTGAACACGGAAAGAGTTGTTCTCTTCCTCAAACTTTTTAAGTTTCTCTTTCAGTGCATGAGTCTCTGTGGCCACTCTTTTATTTATAGCGTCAACTGCCCCTTTCGGGACCTTAAACCCGTTATAAGTTTCAAACTCATCTGCTGGAGGAGGATCACCTGCGGGAGGATTTCCGGCTGGCGGCGGGTCTCCTGCACCCGGGGGAGTAACAAACATAATCATGTTACTCAATATCATTGATACGAATTGAAAAAATAAAAGTTTAAATAGTTTCATCGGGTTTTCCCTTTTTAAAGTCCTCGGACTGATTACCGGATTTAAGGTCCGGCTGACCTGAATTTATATCTGAAACGAGAAAGTCAATTTCATCCCCTTCAGATTCAGGGAATGTAAGTTTAGCCATCTCTTTATAAGCCTTTTTCTGAACGTTCTGTGAAGGGATAGTGAAAGCCATAGCAAGCCTGTTGAGCTGCTTATCGATGTCCGCTTTCTCATAGGTAAAGTGGTAATCAATCTTTGCTTTAATCTCTTTGCCCTCATACAAGCCGCAAAGCTCGACAATCTTTCTTTCGCACTCCTGCAGCTGAAGAGACAGAGCTTTCAAAAAAGCCTCTGTTTTCTCAAAATCAATAGACTTGGCAACTCCGCTCTCCCAGCTCCCTTTTGAATCTTTCTTAATTCCAAACTTTGAAAGGATCTCTTCGCTGAGATGATTGATCATGTTGATAAACTTATCGATATCGATATCGGGCCCTGCGAAAAAGGGAGACTGTGATAAAGCTTTAAAAGGAACGACTGGAAGATCACCAATGCCGCCGGAAGCCGGGTTAAAAGTAGCTGTAATTGCTTCAAGATCCTGCTGATTTTCATAAGGGAAAAATATCAGCTGGAAAGAGGATGAAGCTAAAACCTCTGAAGCCCAGGAAGCTATATTAAAAACAAGTCTCGACTTGATTACAACATCTTCAAAAGGTGAATCACAGATAAGGTCTGAATCGTTATCCCGGCAGTTAACAAATGCAAAAGGGATCTTTTCAAGCCCGTGAGGGAACTCTTCGCTTAATATATAGACCTCTTTATTGTCTTCTTTCAATGTTTCGATATCCTGAAAGAAGTCTCTGGTCCATAATCTTCTTATGTTCTTTGTTGTTGGTTCTGCAGCCGGGTCTGATTTATCAACATAGCTGTTGTCCAGGATAATCCATATAAGCTCACCGCTGTCATCAACTTCGAAGTCACATATCTGTGACGGAGCATAATAAACAGCATAAGGATTCATGCCGTTTTCAACTCTGTCAGCTTCGGTTTCAACACTTACTGCAGGGGAATCTATCAGAATCCCGACAGTTGACTTTAAACAGTTTGTCGCAACCATGTTCATCAAAGACTGGAGGCTTCTCCCTTTGAATATTGAATCAGTTATGTAAGAGTATTTCTCATCGATATCTCTTTTCGGAGTGTTGGCATAAACAAACCCCACCATCATATCAATGAGCTGCTGTGCGTGATTTGTATAATCAGCTCTATCGAGTCTTTTCTGGAACCGTAAATTGTCCTCGATTCTGTACTGGAAAAGATTCTCAGATTTGATAAATGCTTTACCGCCTGTATATGCATCATAAATCATATTCCAGACCGGAAGCTTATCTTTGATTTTTGGAGACTGTCTGGTTGCAAGAATTTTTGCTTTATCACTCATATCTTATGCCTGTATCTTAATCTTAGATTATTTATTGCATCAGCTGATGTGCTTTCAGTGTGAGGTTTGCTGTAGCTGACTTCTGACATGCTTATTCTTGGAACATTAACACTGCTGCGGAGATGCGTAAAGAAAGCGTATCGAATTGAATCCATGCAGTCATCATTAAGCTTAATCGGGACCTCTTTGACCGTGCTCCCCTGATCCCAGATATAAGAATCAAATTCCCTCAAGGTATAATGACAATTCTGTGAAACTATTATCCGGCCTGCGTTAATAAGCCCCTTTACAAACATAATCCCCTCAAAGACATCCTTTTGAGCCGATACAGCAGGGAGCCCGGCATTCTGCAGATCCTGAATAATCTCCGGTCTTGCACCATCACAGTAAATAGCTGAAAACCTGTATTTCTTATGCATCTCCCCGACAGTGGAAATAATGTCAGATGTGGAGAGGTGCCGTTTATAAAGTTCATCGATGATGTAATAATGCGGATCACGAATACCGATAACAGACATTGCAGTTGGGTGATCAAAACCGAAGTCAAGCCCTGCGATAACATCATCATACTTCAGATCTTTAATTGTGGAGGGTTCTACTCTCTGAGCCATTGCAAGCTGATAAATAACACCTTCAAGAGCTCCCCAGATACCCTCAACCATCCGCGCATAATACTCAGGGTTGGTAATTCTTAAAGTTTCAAGGTCTTCAAGATAAGACGCGGGGAGAAAAGGATTATCACGGCTTATTGAGTTAATAACCTTACTGCCCGGAATAGGATTCTCGTAAAATTCTTTGTACACCCAGTTTGTAAAAGCACCGGGATTTGTAGCACCAAAGAGAGAATGCTGCACACCCTTCTGTCTTAGCCTGGTACGGAGCATTTTAAATATATCGTGTTTAACATCAGTCATCTCTTCAATACCGATAAAACCGAGATTGAGAGACTTGAATTTATTAGCATCATCAAACGGCCTGAAGAGTACAGATGAACCGTTTTTAAATGTGTAAGTGTTTGTTGACTTATTATGTGATCGTATCAGCTGAGAAGGTACAATATGCTCAAACTCTGACATTGTAGTGTCACGGAGAAGAGGCATAGTCTGCGCTCCCAGTAATCCCTTTATACCGGGATACTCCAGACAGAGCTTAAGAGCACGTAGAACAACAGAATAAGTCTTACCGCTCCCTACACCTCCGGAGTTCAGCAGATACCTTGCATCACTGTTGACAAATGCTGTCTGGTGCGGATCAATCAGTGTGAACTGGACCGTTGCCATTATCACCACCGCCAGAAGAATAATATATAGCTTTTTCATGCTTCACCTTTACTCCGTTTCACCATTGTTGATTTCATCTTTAGACCTGTTTACAAATTCAATCCTGAGAGCACCGTCCTCTTCATCTCCCTTGATCTTATGAGTGATAAGTCCTTGCAGCTTACTCAGGTCTGCAAGAATCCTTACCCGGTTAGTCATATCTTTTGAGGTTTCACAGTCCAGAAGAGCCTTTTCCATTCTGGCCACTGCCATTCCGTAATTAAACTCTTTGTCTTTGGAGCTCTCCTCCCGGAGTTCATCATTTATAACATCAAAGTATTTATAAACAGTCTTCGGTGAGATGCAGAACCGCAGCTCACAGTATTCAATGATTGTTGATCTGTTAACGCCTGCAATGAGCAGACGCCGGATTGTTTTAATCCGTAATTCCTTCTCTGCCGCAGTGGCTTTCCGTGGAGCAATGATGTTTTCTTTTTCATCGAACAAATACCCCTGTACATAATCCCTGCCGAGAATCTTATCATATTTTTCCGCTTCAAATTCTTTCATAGTTTTTTCGCATAAAAAAAGCCCGTACCTCTTTCGAGATACGGGCTTTATAACAGTCTGTATAATAACAGGTTTATAAAGAGTCCGCTTCTTTTAACTTAATTCGACAGGCCTTATGAGCAGTCTGCAAGCAGGTCTCACTGGAATCTGTCTAAGAGTTATCTGATTTCTTTATCGACCTTGACGGTCCTTATTCCTCCCTGGTTAAAAACAATAGTCACTGAAACTTCACCAGTAAATTTTTTGTTCAGAAATAAATTTAATATTTCTATTAGCTTATCCACGAATCACCTATTATGTATTTTGTCAAGTATTATGCATTATGTCTCTTAAAATTATAAAT